TCTGAGAAAAAGCCTTTTAGATCGCCTAACATCTTCGCAAAATCAGGTTCATCAACCTTATCTTCTGATACTTCGGCTGCTTTTTCCAGAGTCTCGGCAGGAACGTCTTCTGCTACTGCTTCTTCTGCAGGAGCCTCAGCTGGAGCTGCATCTTCTGCAACAACTTCTGTCTCTTCAACGGCTGCTTCAACTGCTGCATCAACTGCAACATCTTCAGCAACTACGTTTTCTGTGTTATCTGACATTTCATTACCTCCTTCTGCGTTTGCCTGTTTTGCAATTTTTTGTGTATCAGGCAACGTAAATCTTGACTGCTTGTATGCATCAAGAATCTTATCAATCTCTTTTGCTTTATTAACATCTGAACTTTCAACCCAACCAATTAGTTGTGCTGGCTTACCAGATACTGGTGAGTCATATGTCTTATCTGTTGAGATAAAAACAGAATTACTGTCTTCACAGTAAAAAATATTTTCGGTTACAACATCGACTGCTATACCCTTTGCAATGTATTGTCCATTTACTTTCTGAATAGAAAGAATGTTACAAAGCTCATTTGCTGGTGAGTCTACAATTGATAGTTCCATCAATTCGTAGTCTTTAATAAATCTTACAGTTTTACCTGTTGACTTATTCACTTCATTATCTGACTCTTTAATCTTTCCGCCGATTGAGAATCCTGAAAGAGTTCCGTCTAGAACTTTCTCCCAGCTGTCCTGAGCGCCTTTTGAAATGTATGCTGTGACATAAACTCCATTATAAAATTCTTTAGTTGCTGGGTCGTAAAAAGTTTCTGGCTTGAAAGAAACCATCTTCCCAACTGCAAGAGATCCGTGCATTTCACGAATGTTTCCACGGAAACTTTCAAATGCCTTTATGCTTGCTTCCGCCGTTACAACATCGTTTGTTTGGTCAATATTGTCTAGTGTTGCGAACCCAGAAACGGTTCTCTTTTCACGATTAACTTTAGTGAAAGGAACAGACAAACTAATGTCATTGCCATGGCTAGTCCATAAAGACTTTTCAATATTCATATGCTTAATTTTAGCGACTTATAGATAAAAAGGCAAATAACAGTTGAGTGGGGTTAGTCAACTTGTCTGCCGTCGCCTTTGGCATTTCTGCCCTCTCCAGAAATATCTGGGGTATTTGCTTGGCGATCTTGAGATCTTTGTCTAGTATTTCCAGCCACGGCTGTTTGCTCGGCTTTTGCTGGACCCTTTAATTCAATAACATTATCTCCACCGTCTAGCGGGATCATGCCTTTTCTAATTCGAACTTCATTAGGGGTAATTACCTGCATTCTTAAATATCTTTCGTCAATTTTAGACTGGGTATCTTCATCGGTTAAAGTTAATTCATTAAATTTAAGAGACAAGGCATCTGTCTTTTCCTCAAATATTTTATTTACTTTCTTCTCTAAAATCATTTGGGCTGGTCGGCAAACTTGCTCTTTAAATGTTTTATCAGCATCTCTTGCTACTGCCAAATTTACGCCTTCTGGGGTTCCAATTTTATTAATTGGGACACGGTGGGCCAATAAGATTTCGTCTCTATTTGATTTGCGATAAATATTAAATGAGGATTCCTGTGGGTTTGCTTCCACTGGCTCCATCTTAAATTCTGTCTTTGAGTCTGGGGTATCTCCTGGAAGTGGAATATACAAGGATCTATGATTTTTTCCCTTTAGGCCCACCTGGAAGAATTCAAGCAATTTTCTTTCTGACTCTGGAGAAAGCTTTGCTCCCTTTACTGTAATAATATATCTTGGGACCGCCTTGTTTTCAAAGTAGTCTAGGTTGTATCTGCCAGACAATTCGTTTCCAGCAAGTGCTACCTGTGCAGCAATAATGTCTGGAATACCGTAGTAGTTATTCATAGGGGTATACTTCTTCAAATGAATAATTTCATTTGGGCGATCTTCTTGTCCAGCAATTGGATTCTCTGTTTCTGAATCTCCAAAGTTATTGAAGTATACAGCCTTTCCATAAAGCAATTGAATAAAGCCATCTCTTAGTCTGCGTACACGCATTGTTTTTGCTGGGATATGCCCAATGTATCCGATGTGTCCGCCAGTTGTTCTGCCTATTTCAATATAGCCATTTCCTGTTGCTTCTAAATCTGTATAAGTTTTAATTAAAGTTTGAGTAAATGTATCCTCATCATTTGTTGTATCTAGCCATGCGTGAATATCTTGACGCAACTTGCTGATCTTCCTACGTGCTCTTTCAAGAGACTTGTCATCTGTAAGTGAATCAAGAGCATCATTTGTTTTCTTTGTTTCTACAAAGTCATACCCTAGGCCAACTATGTTGGCAACCTTTGCATTAATTGCTGCATAGTTATATGTTGATGTTTCATATACTACCGATAGGTATTCAAGGTTATATGTTGGTTCTACCAAGTCGAACATAGCATATCCTGTAATAGCTTGTGCTAATAGGTTTTGCTGTGTTCCTGTTGATTCCGCTCCAGTAAATGATTTAGAAAACTCTCTGCTAATCTTTCTCTTAAACGAGGAACCCAGCCCTCTAACTTTTTTTAATTCATCTATGCCCGCCGCAAATGGGTCATTGGTTGTTTGATCTTTCTTTAAAGAAAACCAGTCGGCTGTGTTTGAAATATCAATTACGTTTTCTGAACTGTCATCATCAATAAATTCTACGGTCATCTCATACCCTTCAACTTCTTCATTTCGTCTTTATAATTTCCAATATCCATTGGGTCTGGAACTAATCCCCAGTCGAGTCTCTTCTTTTGATATTCGAATTCTTCGTCGTCAATCTTTCTTCTTGCAGAAAGAAATTTAGGGCTGCCTTCGTGTATGCCAAATGAGCGAACTTCTCTAGCCAAGGCATCGATCCTGGACTTGTTTCCTTTTTTAGATGTGACTGAAAGAAAATTCCCATCATCGTCCCCAATCCATCTGCCATCAGGCATTTGCCAAACATATATACCAAGGGTGCTCTCTTCTTCTAGAATCTTGGTGTTTATACGATTAATATCCATAGTAATTTATTTTACCATTATTTCCTACACAAGTCCAGCTTTTTGTCAACGAATGTGACAAATTATTTGTTTTGTAGCACAAGCCAGTCATTATCATAGAACTCTACTGAGTTTTCTGTCAATGTAATGGACGAATCATCTGCAACTGTAGCCGCTCTGCCTATATGCATGTTGTAGTGGGCTAGGGCTGTGGTTGAATTAAAAGATGAGGGGTAGTAGCAAATATACTGATATAGGCTGGAAGGACCACCTGTTGCTATATGATTAAATAAAATTGTTCCCGTTATTGGCCCACTTGGAACTATGACTACATGGTAAAGCTCATTTGCTGCAAAAACAGAACTTACGTTTGTTTCAGATATCTTGTTTACTCCATTAACATAAATGGCAGATATATTAGATTTATTAAGAGTTCCATTGGATATCCATGAGTATCTTGCAGATACAAAGTCTCCATTTGCCCCGCTGAATAAAATAGAGTTTGTGCCAAGATCTGATAGGGTTAGGAAGAACTCTATTGTTCTTATTGATTCTACAGTGTTAATCTTGAATCCCGCCCCGTCTGCAGTTGTCAATCCGTTGAGCTTTTGGCGGGACAAAATAGGATACTTAACTCTTCCCATTGTAATATCTTTTGAGGCAAATCCAGATTCTGCTTCTATTGTATAAATATAATCTGGGTTGCTTACTGAGTATAAAAGTTGATCTTTATAAAAACACATAAGCAGGCTATAAAGCCTTGGAAGGAATTTGGTAGTATCAGATGAGGTAAATGTTATCTCCAGATAAAGGGTTCTTGCAGAACTAAATGATGCTAATTTAAATTGAGGAATGGCTCTTCCGTTAATACATGACTGCCATGTTGTTCCATCTGTAGAAGTTCTTACAGATACCCCGTTATCGCCGCTCCACTCTATCTTAGAGGAGTCTAGATCGAATCCTGCAGGAATTGCTATGGCATCTACTACAACTACGCTCTTAGAGCCTGCAGTGGCCGTTTTCTTAACCTCTAGGTATTTACCTTCGGTATTATATACTAAATCGTCTGAGGCAAAATATTCTAATGGTCGATTGGCGGGGTAGGCAAAATTAAATTGCTTGCTAATGCTATTGTCATATATTTCAAATAATGTTCCGCCTTCTGGATATGAAACTTGAAGTGGAGAAGTAGTACCAGAATAATCATAATGTTCCATAATTTTATCTGCGCCAAGTGGGTATCTATAAACTGCGGGGGCATCAATAATAAATGAATCTGATGAATTTCCAGTAGGACCAATTTTT